GCTACTGGATGGACAATGGAACCAAAAAATGAAACGCTTAGCCCTGATTAGCCTGCTCGCCATCACCCTCACAGCCTGCGCAGACCGTACAAGAGTGAACTGCGAACGCATAAAAAACAAAGCACCCGGTGCAGTAGAAACCAGTGTGCAAGTTGGTGGTGGTCGTTGTGGCTAGAACGCGATACACAAACGATGAAATAAAAGCCCGACTAATTTTGATCGTTGGCATCACATTGTCGGTCACATTTGTGGCATCCACAGGGGCTCTGCTGTTCGGACTTTTATTCGTGGTACAGCCTCTGGAAGTTAGTGAGAATGATAAATCTGCCTGGGCGCTTTTATCGCCCATGATGCTCTTTCTTAGTGGGGCGCTCTCATCGTTGCTCGCTTCAAACGGAATCAAAGGACCACCCAAACCACCAACAAAGGACACAGAATGACCCTCAACCTCACACCCTCACAGAAGGCTCTCCTAGCCTCCTACGGACGCTCACTGCTGGCAAGTGCTGTCGCTACATACACAGCAACACAAAGCCCCACAGCAACGCTCAACGCAGTCTGGGCTGCAGCCATACCCACAGCCATGCGCTACTTCAACCCAGCAGACAAGGCGTTTGGTAAGAGCGCGTGAAATACACTGGCTATGACAAAACAGCCACCGCCAAAATGGAAGGCACCGAACGCTTTGTCCAGCTGTGCAGTCGCCGGTGGGGCATGACAAACCTTGGCACCCTAGTAGTACGCCAAATGCGATCAGGTCAAGGCATGTCAGTACACGCCACAGGCCGTGCAGCCGATATTGGATTTGCAAACACCAAAGCAGGACGCGCCGATGCAGTCGAAGCGATGCTGTGGTTTGTCAAGTACTACAAAGAGCTAGGCATCGAGGAAGTACACGATTACGGCGGTCTGATAAACGGCACCTGGCAAGGCTGGCGCTGCAACCGTAAAGGCAAGCCAGGCTGGTTGAAATGGACTGACACTAATAATGGCGGGTCAAAAAACGGCAGGTGGATACACGTGGAGCTGGCAGGCAAAGCCAACGGTGGTCACGCTGAGGACGGTGACGCTCTCGAGGCAGCCTGGCGAGCCCTACCAAAACCAACGAAACCGTAGGTATCCACCACAAGCAATTTGATTTTGCTATGGTGACAAAACCAACTACAAAAGGAACCCGACATGACCTTTACCGACTTACCACTATTCAGGACTTCAGACCCTGAAACCAGCAGGCAAATAAAGCCGTTGCGCGTAGGAAGCCACAGAGCAATCCTGCTACGCCAGTATTTTTACGCCACTCTTGGCCTGACCGATGAGGAAGCAGGCGCTCGAGCCGTTCTAGATGGTCACGATATAAAGGGCTATTGGAAGCGATGCAGCGATTTACGCACACTGGGACTAATCCAAGACACAGGCGCGCGTAGAGCCCTTACAAGTGGCTCTCAGGGCATTGTGTGCGCTATTACCCAGCAAGGCATAGACGCTGTAAAGGCCATGTCATGAGCGCAGACGCTATTTTCTGGTGGTCTAGCCTTTTTGGCTTTGCCTGTGGCGTAGGCATGACCTGTGCCCTACTTGCCTGGTGGAACCACCGGTGAGCCAAAAGCCAAAGGTCTACACCTACATACCGTTAGTATCGGCAAACAGAAAATTACTAGTACAGGTGTTTATAGACCCTGAAACAAATCTGATCGTGCAGGCCCAAGTGGCCACTAGGTATGAAACCTGGGGCACGTGGGGATTGCCTACCGAGGTTTTTGAGGATTGAAAAAAATAATGGTCATAGCAATACTTTCGACAGCTCTAATGGCGACACCAGCCCACGCGCAAAAGGAATGGAACCACCCGATGCCTAAGCAGTGGTACATCAAACTCGCCCAATGTGAGACAGGCAATAATACGCAGCACAGGACGCGTTCGTATGTTTCTGCTTTTGGCATTTACAGGCAAACGTGGAACAACTGGGCTCACACATCAGACAAGAAAGCCCACCTACTCACATTTGCCCAGCAGGCTCGCATTGTTGATCGGATTGCCTACAAAGGCCACACCGAGAATGGGCGCTATCGCTGGCCAGTAGGGCTTTACGGCTGGGGTGCTATAAAGAACAACTGCAACGGCCTGAACGATGACCTCTGCAAATCTAAACACCCATCTGTTATAAAAATAAGACGCTGTAAGCGTTAGAAAAGGAACACCCGACATGGACATTGAGGAAGCATTTGCAATAATGCACCCATCGCTGAATCTGAAACAGATGCAGCACCACGACAAATGCAACCACGGCCTCAGCACCTGGTTTCCCAAGATGGATTGCAGACAGTGCGAACTGCTTGAAATCATTGATGTTTTGCAAGCCCAGGCACAATCGTTGAGCACAGAAATCGCTCGTCTGGAAAGGGTGTATGCCGGTGGCCTTTAACCTTGACGATTACGAACCAGTAGCTCACAGGCTTGACAGATGGCTAAAAGATTGCCACGTGCGAGGCGTACAGCCTCGAGTACTTACCGATCTAGTGCACTACTTACAAAACTCTGCTGTGTTTAGCGCGTCACTCTTTGAAGGTGATGTTTTGATTGCTACAGGCTGGGCTGAGGAAATCCGAGGCGAGGGCCACATCAACAAAACCAGCCATCTCGAGAATTGTGAGACAGGCGCTGTAGGCCGTGCTTTGGCTAACGCTGGGTATGCAGGTTCAGACCTAAACAAACGACCTAGCCGTGAGGAAATGAGCAAGGTGCAGCGCATTACGACTACCAGCTCTGATGGTGTCACCACGGAACGCCCAGCGAACGCACCTAGCGACAAACAGGTATGGCTCTATAAGAAACTGCTCAAGGAATCAGGCAAGTTGCCCCCACTGGACTTGGCATCGTGGGATAAGTTCAAAATCAGCAAGGCCATTGAAGCCCTCAAGAATAATGAGCCCGAGGAAATCCCACTGCCCGAGGAGGAGCCATTTTGAGCGACAACGGCACTTTGCGCGATCACTTAGCAGATGTAATCAACGAACGCAACGAACTACTGCGCAAGGTTGAGTCCCTACAGGCGATGCTCTACAAAGAGTCAATAAAAGTGGGGCTAATGCAAACACGTCTTGACGAACTAACAATTCAACTTGCAGCGCTTTGGAAGGTCGATAATGACTGAGTTTCTAGGCCTCGTAATCATGGTGTTCAGCGTGTTTATGACTGGGCTACTACTAGGTCAGGCAGGCAAGAAATGATGCCCTACGGCCTCAACGGTCAATACCACTACGAAGGCTGTCAAGCACGACTAAACGGCGACCCCGATTGTCGCTGTGTAGGCAACATGGCTAAACAGCTCAGCGTGCTTGCAGAGGAATGTAGCAGGCTTATGCAAATCAACCGAACCCTAGAAAGCCAACTACGCCGTGCCACCCATGACTGAAGCCTCAGAGGCCATCTTTATGGATCAGGTCATACGCCTCGCCAAAACGCAAGGCTGGCTAATCTTTCACGCGTCACCCAAAATGGTTAGGCCTGGTGTATGGCGTTCTGATGGCCGTGGCTTCCCCGATCTAGTTCTCGTGTCTATGCGTGGCCGTGGCCTTATCTTTGCCGAACTCAAAACAGACTTAGGCAGACTCAGTGAGCACCAGCTCGACTGGGGCGAGGCAATACTAACTGCCGGTGGGGAATACCACGTATGGCGACCACAGCACCTGCAAGCCATCGCAGAAAGACTAGGGCCACAGTGATCAACTTCTGGTATGGCCTGCTATTCTGCCTCGGCATTGCAGCAATCCTCAGATTACGCAAACCCTAAACATCTACATACGACCACGGCCACATACGGGATTGCACTGTGTTGGCATAACACTCGGGAACGAGGGTAGAGCAGTGCGCCCCATTACTTGAGATGACTTACTTGAATGGCCGTGGGGGTTAGCCACTGTGCAGAGTACGAACTTCTAAAACGCGAATGGTGTTCCACCCTAAACAGTCCGGCAGCCAACAGCACACAGCTGTGAAATGTGGGGGGCACAAACCACCAGACTCGCAGTAGCAACCGAGAGCAACCGAGCTTGCGAGGGCGGTAGTAACATCAGGCCAATGACATCCCCATACAACGACCCCACCTACAAAGCCAACCGCAAACAAATCCTTGCAGACGGCAAAGACACAATTTGCGCACTATGCGGCAAGCCAGGAGCCAACACAGCAGACCACATCATCAGCCTCATGGCAGGGGGCGACCACTCGCTTGAGAACCTCCAGCCTGCTCACCAGCGGTGCAACAGCAAAAAAGGAGCCACCGAACAAAACAGACGCGCCGCAGCACAAAACCTGAAACGTGCTCAAAATTTGGCACCACCAACTACGCAACAACCCAAAAAAACCACAGAAACGGACTTTTTTCCCACTAAAGGACAAACCCCGACCCTTATTTCTGCCGTCTTTTTGGAGAATCAGCCTGAACTGGCGGTAAATGGCGAGATGTCAGATCATGATTGGCGTACCGGCAGGGAACAGCCCCGATTGGAAAGCGTGGGTGTTGGGGCCGAGAGTTATGGGCCTCTTGTGGCTAGCTGGTGTGAACGTCATATGGGTATGACTTTGATGCCGTGGCAGGTGCATGCGTTGTCTGGGCAGTTGGCTCATGATGAGACTGGTGTTTTGCAGTTCCGTGAGTCTTTGGTAAGTACGGCTCGACAGAATGGAAAGTCTGTTGCTTTGCAGGCTTTGATTGGGTGGTGGATGACCGAGGGCGCTGTTATTCGTGGCGGGCCTCAGTCTGTGATGAGTGTTGCTAACAAACTTGATCGTGCTGAGGCCATCTTTCCTTTACTAGCCAACATTCTTTGCGAAACTTTTGGTGGCAAAAAACTTGCAGCCATTGGCCGTAAATCTGTTGAAATGCCAGACGGCTCTAGGTGGGAAATACGTGCTGCCACTAAAAGCCTTCACGGTGGGTCTCATGACCTGATTGTCTGTGACGAATTATTTGACATTGATGCGGAAGTTGTGGATTCAGCCCTGCGCCCCAGCCAAATTGCGCGCAAGTCGCCATTGCTTTCTATGTGGTCTACAGCTGGCGACCAGCACAGTGAAACCATGATTAAGTTACGCCAGCAAGCCATAGCCGACATTGACAAGAATGTAACGAGCCTGTTCTATTTTGCTGAGTGGTCAATGCCGTCACACTTGTCGCCACTGGACGAAAAAAACTTCTGTTGGGCTAACCCTAGTTTGGGTACCACAATAACCATTGACGCGCTTAGGGCCGTGTCGAAAAAAGATTCGTTTCTACGTGCGCACCTGAACCAGTGGATTACGGCTAGGGGTGCCTGGCTGGATTTAGGAATTTGGGAAAAAAATCAAACAGATATTGCTATGCCGGCAGGTGGCATTTTGTCTGTGGATAGTTCTGTGGATGACGCTCGCTATTGTGGCGTAAGAGCCGTAGAAGTCGAGGGCACAGTTATAGTTCAGACTGAGTTTGTGGTTGAGACCGAGGCTGACATGTGGACAGCCATTGCCAGGGTCATGGAAAATACAGAAGTGCAGCTGTTAATTACGCCTACTTTAGAAATCCACGTGCCGGTTAATTTACGCAGGCGCACCACTGTCACTGGCTATGCAGAACTGACTCGCTTTACAAGTCTTGTCCGTTCAATGATTCACGAAGGCAAAGTCAAGCACCACGGCGAAAGCCTCCTAGCGGATCATGTCTCAAGGGCAGTGCTAGTCAAAACACCGTCAGGAGCTGTCATCAGCAGTCAGCGTTCACCTGGGCCAATTGAACTTTGCCGATGCATGATCTGGTCAGTCTCGCAAGTGTCTAAACCAAAACAGGCTGCAAAGCCAATGATGGTTGTAGTAAATCGCTAAGATTACGGCGGTACTGCTCTTGTCGTTGTCGGGATGATTTGAGCAGTACCACACCACACCAGCAGAAAGTGGCATACTTCCCCTATGGGTATTTTTAATAAGCCAGTCACTAAAGCAGCAATCTCTACACCATCGGTGCAGGCTGCAGTGGGATACGCCCCTACAGGTAACAGCACAAACCCATTAAAAAACCTTTATAACTACCAGTCTGGCTATGCACGTGATCGTGCTATGACGCTGGCTACTGTGTCTAGGTCGCGTGATTTGTTGGCTTCTGTTATTGCTTGCATGCCGTTAAAAATGTACGGCGAGATGTTTAACGATGTGACTGGCGAAATGGAACAAATCCCGCTAGCGCCACGTTCGTGGCTACGCCAGCCAGACCCTGCCGTTACTTACAACCACATCATGGCGTACACCCTCGAGTCGCTCCTGTTCTACGGACGCGCTATGTGGTACATCACCGAGCGCACTCAAGATGGCTTTCCTTCGAAGTTCCAACTTTTACCGATGGGCTCTATCCAAACAGCAGACGAGGAAGGCCCAGTTTTCTATCAGCCTTCCAAGGCCATTAGTTTTGCCGGCAACGAACTTGACTACCGAAACGTCATTCAGTTTCTTAGTCCAATTCAAGGCATTATTTACAGCTCTGAGCAGACCATTGCCACAGCATTGAAGGTTGAACAAAGCCGATACAAAAATGCTCAGTCATCGTTGCCGTCTGGCGTTTTGAAGCAAACTGGTGGCGAGCCTTTAAGCGCACAAGAGTTGTCAGAGATTGGCGCTGCTTTCCAAGAAGCTCGACTGACTAGCCAAACTGCCGTCCTAAACGAGTTTTTGACTTACGAGGCGAGCACTGCTACACCTGACAAGATGCTCATGATTGAGTCTGCCCAGTATTCAGCACTAGACCTGGCACGCCTATGCGGTGTTCCCCCCTACCTTGTAGGCGTTGCCACTGGTGCCTATGCCTACACGAGCAGTGAGCAATCACGCGCTGATCTATACATTTTTGGTGTCAAGCCATACGCCGATTGCATTGCCAGCACATTGTCAATGAATAACGTGCTCCCACGTGGCACCTATGTAAAGTTTGATACAAAGAGCTACCTAGAGGAAAACTATGTAGCAGACAAAATGCCCGACACCGAACCACAAGAAAACACCCAGGAGTCCCTCGCATGATCCGTTTTACCAGCTCAACATTTAGCGTAGATGCCGCCACAGAGGAAGGCCCTAAGCGAACCATTACCGGCATTGCCCTGCCCTACAACACCGAGGCCACAGTCTCAGGTGGACAGGTAGTTTCCTTCCTGCCAGGCTCACTTCCTACAGAAGGCAAAGCACCAAAGCTTTACATGAGCCATGACGCATCGCAGGCTATTGGCCTTGTTACCGAGCGCACAGATGACGATGAAGCTATGTATTTCACAGCCAAAGTTTCAACCACAGCGCTAGGCGATGAAGCCCTTATCTTGGCAGCCGATGGCGTACTTGACTCTGTGTCGGTAGGCGTGAACCCAACCAAGTTTAGTTTTAACGATGATGGCGTCATGATCGTGGAAGCAGCCGATTGGATGGAGTTGTCACTTGTACCACAGCCAGCCTTTGCAGGTGCTACCATCACAGATGTTGCAGCAAGTATCCCCACATCCGAGGATAATTTGAGCAATAATACAGAAACGGCACCCGATGAGCCTGAACCCACAGAGCCACAGGAGACCGAAGTGTCAGAAACCCCAGTTCCAGAAGTAATCGAAGCATCAACAGTTTTTGCTCAGCCGAAGCGCAAGTTTGATCTCCCAACACCTGGCGAGTATCTCGCTGCAATGCACATTGGTGGCACCACGTTTGACAATGTTGCTGCAGCCGCACGTGACTATGTTGCTTCTAAGCAATCAGCTTTCCAATTTGCAGCTGGTGACGTTCTTACAACTGACACCCCAGGCCTTTTGCCTGTGCCAGTGCTCGGGCCAGTGTTTGCGAACCTTAACCAAGCAATTCGCCCAGTAGTTGCAGCCATCGGTGCTCGCGCATATCCAGACGGTGGAACACAAAAGACATTCATTCGTCCAACATGGACAACTCATTCCAGCGTGTCCACACAGAGCACAGAGCTCTCAGCAGTATCAGCAACCACCCCTGTAATTGCCTCAAACGTAATCAGCAAAACCACGCTGGCTGGGCAAGTTCAGCTCTCAATTCAGGATGTGGACTTTACGAGCCCCGGCTCGATGGACATCATCATTAACGACTTGATGGGCCAGTACATGCAGGCTTCTGACAACCTTGCCGCTGATGGCTTGGTTGCTGGTGGAACTGCATCAGGCGCTACATGGTCAGTAACAGCCAACGACCCAAGCACTTTAATTTCAGCCATCTACACTGCTGCATACAACATTTTGCTAGACACAAACTTTTTGCCTGATCACATTTTCGTGGCACCTGGCGTATGGCAAGCTCTTGGCGCACAGCTAGACGCAGATAAGCGACCAGTGTTCCCATACG